GGGGATTTGCCCATATGTGAAGTAGGTGCTGCCGAGATTTGGAATCCTCTTTCGAGTCAGAGGAGCCAGCGCCAAATGACGCGTCAAATTAGGATCCGCAGACTTCTGCGTAGCCGCAGTGGATGCGTCAGCAGGCTGGCTGCCGCCACCGCCACTCATCATATCGCCGAGCGTCACCGCAGTCGCAGCAAGAGCGCCTGGGTTATTGACAAGGAAGTTGCCGACCTTACCTCCGAAGCCGGTCGCAGCTTCGCCACCGCCATCTGAAGTAGCCGCGATTGCAGGAATATTATCCCCACTGACTCCCTCTATTTCCCGCAGGCGGTCGAGGCCTGCCGTGCCTTGAGTAGAAGTTCCGCCCGTCAGATAGTTGCCCAAAGCAGACGAGCCAATCGTGCCAGCGCCAGCCAGAAGACCGCTAGTCAGAGCACCCTTTGCGCCACCAGTCAGGCCACCAATACCGGCGCCAAGAAGCGTATTTCCGGCCAAGGTGCCGACAGTCGTGCCGCCAAGCGCTTCTATGCCTGTAGCCGCACCAAGACCCGCAGCCGCAGTTTCACCTGCTCCTAAAGTTGCAAGAAGCCCCTCACCGAGAGGAGCGCCGACGCCAGTCGCCATGAGGGCGGTGCCAACAATAGCCGCAACAGGCGCGAACCAACGCTGTTTCCAGAATGGGGTGAACTGAGGCAGGCCAGTATGAGGATTGATCGTGGGCTCGCCCCACTCTTCCCGAAGCTTGTGATACTCATCCTTATTGATGTGGATGACCATCGTATCGCCGCCGACACCGGCATTTGCGACATTCTTGGCCTGCTGAGCCAAGCCACCCTTGGCCATGTATGCAAAGTGCTCGCGCGGAACCTTGATGGCGAAAGGCCTCGTTCCAGCCCTGCCGCCCTTGGCAAACATGCTCATGGCCGCCCCACGCCAAGCCGCATCGGCGGCATTGTTCGCCAGAGGGTTCCAGTTCGCAGGATAATCAGCAGTGTAGATCATGTCAGCCACCGGGGAGGGTTACAGCACGAGTGAACGCAAACGCCCAATCTTGCCAGTCATTGTATTCCATTGGGTTTGGAGGGTTCTGGGCTCCGACCGTGAAGAAGGAAACAACCCCCAAAGCCCAAGTCTGCCATTTATCCGGGTCATCCAGACGACCCAGAGTGCCATACTTTTCAAGAGTATAGACCATTGAATCGGTCCAGTCAGTAACAGTCATTCCCCGAGGGTCGATCATCCCAGCACCGTCCCGTCAGCAGGCTCAATGTGGGCGATGCACTGGCCCATTTGGTAGTCGCCGCCGACCTCATTGGACCTAAAGATAAACCGCATTTCGCGGCGTATCTGCTTGAACATTGAGACCTGTTGGTATGGCTGGATGGTGTTCTCCTGATCGGTGAAAACGAGCGGATCAGTCACCACTTCAGGCGACCTAGCATTTGCACGGCCAGAAATCTGAACCGTCATTTGGCCGCTCTGAACGAAATCAGGCTCGATCAGGGTGCAGCGAAGAGACTTGTTCTTGGGCTGCTGCTGATCCGCCACGAGCGAAACGTCAGCAGTCTGGAAATAGGACGGGATTGAGTTAAGCTCTGCGCCATCGACCTCATCGACGCCGTATTCATGCTGCCAGAGCTTGTAGCCGCCGCTTGCATTGCTGATTCCAGTAAGGACGGGAAACTCGTAGACAGTCGCAAATTTGCCTGCTGATCTGCCGCCGTTGGGCAATTCAGTGTCATACCATGTGTTTTCGCGAAGGTTATAGACCACCGCATGGGTGCATTCGGTGGCGTTGCCGCGAGGGTAGCACCACCATATTTCGCCAAAACGCGGAACCTTGTAGGCAAAAACCTTTTGCCTTTGGGCATAGTTGAGGTTGTCAAAGAACCAGTTCTGGTTGAGCTGGTTCGGGATTTCGCGGACAACGCCGTTGAACATCAGGAAGCGGTCAACGCCGACCCAGTAGAAGATACCGTCATATTCAATGACAGATTGAGATGACAGGATCGACGACTGAGAGGTCAGAGTGTCAAACTGAAAGATAGCATCGCCACCCACGAAGGTGCAGCGGATCAGGCTATCCAAAGACCAGAACAAGCCAGCGGGAGCATTGCCAGGGCCAGCACGAAGTGGAAGCCCGGCAACAATCTTTTGGCTCGTGATGTTTGCCTCGCCAGAGCCAGTACCGACCCAATCCTGTGGGTTGTTTGGCACCGACCAAGCCACGAATCCGTTAGACCCAAACAAAAAGGCGTAAGGGAACAGGCTTACAACGCCACCAGACACCGGAGTCGGCGCGTTCGCGCCAGTGACTGCCGTCAAGGCAGTTGAACTAGTTACGAGGCCAACGTAAAGCGGCGATGTGGCATTATTGTCAATTTCAGCCAAATTTTTGCCTGGGTGCGCCAGCAAATATCCACCAGGAGAGACGCCGATAGAGTCAAATTGAGTGTCGAACGTCCAAAGATGGGTAGCGTTAGACGTGAAAGCAGCAGGCGTTCTGTCCGCAAAGGATGTAACGACGCCATTTGCGTTGACGGAAACCTGCTGGAGACGGCCTGCGCTTCCGGAAGCGATATAGAGAAGGCCGTTCTGGTTGTATGTGCTCAGTCCCCGAGAAATCTCGGTGAAGTCATTGCTGAGACGCCGATAACCCCACATTTTGCGAGGGAGACCGCGCTGGAACCGACACCACTGGCCATCAACATAGAACCCGTTCTCAAGGCGCGTTCCGTCGCGCTTGATGCCGGGAAGCGATTTGATGACATATGGAGCCATTAGAACGTACCACCATCAACGACGCCTGAAGGAGCAACACCAAGAGCAACCCACGCCGCCGATTGAGTTGCGGCTGTGTAGATAGCATCGCCAATAGATGTGGCCCCGAGAGACGCCCTTGCCGCAGAGGCGGTTGTGGCGCCCGTGCCGCCATTAGCGATTGAGATGGGCGTGGAAACAGAGCTTGCGGTCTGGCCAATAACAACATTTGTGCCGTCGCAGTAAAGGATCTGCGCCGCATTCTGAGCCACGGCAATGCCGGTCCCCGCAGAGGTTTTTACAGTGAGGGTAAAGGCGCCGGTGGTGGCATTCGTGATCCAATATTGCTGAATCGTGGCAGGAACGATGATGTTCCTATTGCCAGTTAGGGCGCCCGTCAAATTGTACGAGATCCTGTTTAACTGAGTTCCAGACAGGGTCAGATCACCGGTGCCAGCCACATTGATCGACGTGTAATCAAATGAACTGGTTGAGCTCCCACCGCCAGAAACCGTGTAGAAATTGGTTCCATCGCAGATCAGCATGGTCGACTGCCCCAAGGTGAGGGTGAGCGTCGAAAGGCCGTTGATGAGCTCGGTGCTGTTGGGGTCTATGATGAGAGAACTGGATCCGCTGTTTCTAATGTAGCAGAACCAGTCCGCACCCAGAGTGGCTGAAGCAGTCAGGGCCAGGGTTCCAGAGGCGCCGGTCCAATTAATTAATGCAGCGCGATCACCCGCGCCTAATGTAAAGTTAGTGCTCAGCGCCGTAACGGTAATGGCTTGGTTTAGGGTCGCGAAAATAGCCTTCAAACCCAACCCAGCTAGAGCGGAGGCATTTGCCTGAGTGGTGGCCGATCCAAACTGATACGCAACCCAAGTGCCCGCAGCTGTGGTGTTGGAGGTCATGTAGACCTGCCACAACGCGCCAGGGGCGATTGTGCAAATGGTTGTGCCTGTGCTGCCTACAACAGCGAAGGACGTGCTGCCCTTGTTGTTGAACAGGAAACACTCGCCGACAGAAGCCTCATTGGCTGCGGGAAGGTAGACCTTTTTACTAGATCCCGTGCTGTTCACATCCATAATGCGCGCAGCGACATAATCGGCGAGCGCATTTGGTGCATTTGTCTCAACAGGCCACGCCAGAACGATGTTACTAGTAGTTAGGCTAAAGGCTAAATATGAGACGTCTGACGGGTAGATATTCGTGCCGCCAAAGACTTCGGTGTAGGTCGTGGTCATTTACGCCTCCGTCCTGCGTGCAGAACGATCAAGGATCTTGGAAAGGTCTTCGCCATTGAGAGCCTGAGAAGCTCGATCATACATCTGTTGCCAGACGCCAATGCGCTCGTCGTTCTTGAGAAATGGCGTTGCCTCAAGGAGGCAAGCATACAGCAGAACCTGCGGAGCGTATTCCGTCAGCCAGTTCGTCTGGTTCGTCTCGTCGAGAAGCGGCAGAAGCTGATAGACCAGAACCTCAAAAGGATATGCCGCGTCAGGCGTCGGGGCGATGATCCAGTTGTTGTAGTCGTAGTCAGCGTAGAAGAGCGGGAAACCCGTCTGTGTACGGTCAGGCCAGTAGCTGCGGACATATTCATAGTCTCGTGGAAACAGTTGATTATATTCGTTATTTTCGTCACCAGAACCGAAGTTGAAGGAGACTGTCGTGCGCCAGCGGTCTGGCTTGGGGTAGACAGCAAGGCCTGCCTGAAGCGTGCCGGTCAGCACATTGATCAGACCCTGAACCTTCAACTCTCGAGCAATCCTGCGCTCAGCGAGGTTGATCAGGCGGGGAAGCTGCTCGTAAACAAGCTGGTCCGACTCAAGCGTAAAGCCTCGCTCAAGATAGCGTCTCAGGTCTTCCAGAAGCGTGGTGTAGGTGGTTGTCGTAGCCATGGCCGCATCCTAGCACTATCAAGCCTCGTCCGCCATACTCATGGCCTTGGCCTTTACCTTGGTGACGCGATCCGTCCAGCCCTTGCCAAAAGTATCGAAGGTGGACAGGCTCTTGAGGAAATCCATCCGCATGTCGCAGATGGCGTCAGCGGTTTCCTTGGCGTCACAAGCCTGTATGGCCTCAAGTGACTTGGGCCCGATCACGCCGTCGGCGGTGATGCCAGCGATCTCCTGAAGATACTTTGCCGCCCTGCCGACGCCGCTGTTCACGGCAAGGTCATAGGCGGCGTAGTCGATGCCAGAAGGGAGCTGATCGCCCTTTATCTTGTCCCAATACATGGCCTTGTAGAAGGGCTTGACCCGCTCGGGCGTCAGAGAGCGCATGTCGTCTTCGCTCACGTCGCGGTTAAGATACCGCTCCCAGCTATTCTTTGTGACCCCTAAATTGGTCATGCCACCGGGGTCTTTTGGATTATTCGTATAGCCACCCTCATGTTTGAGAACCATCTCAAAACAGGCATCCCAGTTCTCTTTCATTTGCTGTCCTTCGCGGTAAGAGCATCAGTTTTAGCTTTTGAGCCAGCAGACGAGCCGTAGTAGAAATTGACGACGCCGGTCCATGCCGTGCCTAGCGCGCCAAGCATCATGAGAAGCGCTTCGGTGCCAGTCTGCGGCATACCCTGAACCAGCATCCAAACAAGGATCCCGAAAAAGCCCAACGTAATGACGATAGCCAGAATCTTGGGCACCCAATCCCTTGTCTCAGTTTGCATCTTGCGGGCGCTGTCTCGATCCCCTGCGGCAATGCGCTCAAGGTCGATATCTAGCTCCTTCATGTGCGCCTTGAAGTCAGCGTCGATTTTCTTGAGAGCCGCCAACTGGTCTGGAGTCGCTGCCTGCAAGGCGGCGTTCACCTCATCCTCAGAGCCATTTTCGTGTCCGAGGAGGACGTTGGATAGGGTCTTTACGGCCATCCCAGCCAGTGGACCTCCCAGCGCCGTGGCGATGGTGGGCGCGATTTGACCAAGTAGGGGGCCGAGTTCATTAAGTAAGCCCATTTTTTCCCTCCTAATGAGAAAGTGCTATGGCGGCCATGAGGCCGCAAACTGCGACAACGATCAGAAGGAGAAAGGCCACGCCATAGATCAAGACGCTCTGCATGAGTTCTTCCTCTTCCTTTTTAGCCTGAAGGCGCGCTGCGGCCTGTTCCTTTTTGATCCTGGTGGTTTCCTTGAGGATCTGATCCCACGCAAGAATACCATATTCCGAAATGAAAGCATTTTTCACTTCGGCGAGCATCGCCTCAATTTCAGCCTTGGCCGTGAATGCCTCAATGGCGATCTGTTCAGCGGACTTCTCAGAAAAAATCCCCTGTTTAGGGGGTTTTGAGGCCATTCTGGTGAGTTGCCCGGCGCTGTCGAGCAAGGACATGACGTCCTTGAACATGCCCTGCAATTCTTTTCCGGCTGCAATACCCGCCTTCAGAGCCTCATACGACCCTTTGGCCAGCATGAGGATACTGATCGGGTCCATTACTTGTCGACCTTCTCGTTAAGTTTACCCTCTACGCGCTCGATCTTATCGTAGATTCGCTGGAACATGGCTTCGATGTGGTCCATTCGCTTGTCTAGCTCTTGGCGTCGGACGTAATGAACCGGAAGATCCACCTCAAGTTGATGCAGATCTTCCTTCAAAGCGCGCACGGCATCCCACATTTGACGAGCAAACCAACCAGCCGCACCAATGATTGCGGTGAAGATCACGTTAATGGTTGATTGGTCCACAGTCATGAGCCTTATCATTCTGCCGCAATTACTTTTCAGGCGGTGTTGGTATCTGGTTTATGGTATACGTCACAGGATCGTAATACCACCTATCCGCAACTACGTTATCGTTGCAGGCGGTCCAAAAAAGCGGCGGCGCAACTTCAAACGGTGAAGTCGTAGTTTCGGCCACACGCTCCCCAAGAAAGGAGCCATCGTAGCTATAAACTTTTTCTTCAGGAGAAATAAGAGCTTGCTTCATTTTAATACTCCACGATTACGACGCCTGCCGCGCCAGCCCCAGAACCACCACCACCAACCCTTTCGCCAGCACCACCACCACCATATGCACGACCTGCTGAAGCAGCATTTACGGCGTTTGATGATCCACCGTTGGCCCCACCACCTAAAATTGAAGAGCCACCCACCCCGCCCAACCACCAAGCGTCCGTGCTATTTGGCATACCGCCACCCCCTCCAGAACCAGCGCAATTAAGATCTCCAGAAGATCCAATTCCGCCAGCCCCCCCAACCTTAACCACCGCTCGAGCGCCCCCAGTCGCAGAGCAAAATGCACCAAAGGAAGATGACGCCCCAGATGCTGAGGAGGCTCCTCCATTTCCGACAGTTACAGATACTGTTCCGCCCGGGGTAAGGCCTGTAACATATTTTATGGCAGCCCCACCACCGCCACCACCACCGCCGCCACCCCCTCCGCTAGTATCAGTATCACCGCCGCCGCCACCACCAACAACGGTGACTTTGGCGCGAGTAATACCAGCAGGGACCGTCCATGTTCCTGAAGACGTAAATACGGCAATGTTAGAAGAACCGGATGCACCAGTTGCGCCGGTCGGGCCAGTGGGGCCGGTAGTGCCCGTTGAACCCGTGGAACCTGTAGGCCCAGTAAGACCGGTTGATCCCGTAGGTCCAGTCGGGCCACCTGCACCAGTAGAACCAGCCGAACCCGTTGGGCCAGTGGGTCCAGTTGGGCCCGCAACCGTAGATGCAGCGCCAGTGGGGCCAGTTGGGCCCGTAGGGCCAGCAACAGTAGAAGCAGCACCAGTAGGACCAGTTGGACCGGTGGGGCCAGTTGGGCCCGTAGGGCCAGCAACAGTAGAAGCAGCACCAGTAGAACCAGTTGGACCGGTGGGGCCAGTTGGGCCTGCAACAGTAGACGCCGCACCAGTCGGGCCAGTAGGCCCGGTTGGGCCACCAGCGCCGGTAGAACCTGTTGAACCCGTGGGGCCCGTGGGTCCAGTTGGGCCCGCAACCGTAGATGCTGCACCGGTAGAGCCCGTCGGTCCAGTCGGACCAGCAACAGTAGAAGCAGCACCAGTAGGACCAGTTGGACCGGTGGGGCCAGTGGAACCGGTTGGTCCAATGTTACCCGCAACACCCTGCGTTCCCGTAGGCCCCGTAGGGCCAGTCGGCCCAACAACACCCTGAGAACCTGTTGAACCTGTAGGCCCAGTCGGCCCGGTGGGTCCGGTTGGGCCCGTAGGTCCAGCTACCGTAGAAGCTGCGCCAGTGGGCCCCGTAGGGCCAGTTGGGCCAGTTACACCCTGCGGGCCAATAGAGCCTGTGGGGCCAGTGGGCCCCGTAGGACCGGAGCCAGGATTTACGAAGGACAGATTGCCCGCTCCATCGGTCTTAATGACTTGGTTCGCCGTACCGTCAGCAGTCGGATACTTCAACCCAGCCGGGTTGTTCATCAAGCGAATGACAGACCCGGTCGAGCTTTTGGCGTAAATCGCCATGTCTGTGGTGTAGTAGTTGATAGCCAGTTCGCCATTGGCGAGGTTACCGGCAATCGGAGCCGCTCCAGAGGTTACAGTGCGATAGAGCTGAATGGGGGTGTAGCCTGATGCCGCCATTTGAGAACCTCAAGGATTATTCGGCTGCGATTGTACTGGATTCAGGGGGTGCTGTCACGAACTCAAGGTTTTTGCGTAGACGCGCGTTATCAGGCTCCTTCTCGACCGCAATCTTGGCCTGCTCAATGGATTTCTGAACGAGACCAAGGTTCCAAGCGGCGATTGAGGCCAGATCGTGCGGCTGGGCCCCCCAGACTGCCGGGTCGCAGGTGTAAACCTTGAGGCGGTCAACAATCTGCAAGGCGCGCATCGCGTAGGCGTAGGATTCCTCCCAGCGATGCTGGCGATACATAAGCATAGCCAATTCGCACCAAGGCTCTCGAGTGTTTGGCGCCTCAGAGGCTGCCATGTGGAAGGACTTTTCAGCCTCCGCCATCTCTCCAAGTTCATTGTGGCATCTGCCCATGACCCTGTAGGCGTAGCAGCGCTCATTCTGCCATGTAGCTTTGGGAAGGGCTAGGTAGGACTTGCAGGCCTCAATGCTTTCACGCCACCGAGAATGGAAGCTAAGCTCTCGAGCATAGTAGAAGGCATTGCGGGGGCATTGCGGATCTTCCTTTACCGAAAGGTCGAGCAGATCCATGTACTGGCCACGGCTCTTGGTCGGATCCGGCTTGTGAACAGCCAGGAGCATGTCGGTTTGAGCATAAACCTCGTTGATCCGCCCGTCTGGGATCGGGTATTCATGGCACGGGTGGTGCCACATGTAGCCGTGCTTTGCGTGGATCTTCTCGTAATAGAAACTGATCCCGCAGCCCCAGTCAAACATGTAGCGAAGGCGGGTAGTCTCGCCTTCCTTCCAAACACGCTCAATTTCCTCACGCCAGCCAGGCTCTAGAAGCTCATCAAGATCCAAGCTGATGCAAACATCAATGTCGCGAGGTATGAGAGCCAGAGCAGCGTTACGAGCCAGATCGAAACGCCATGGCGTGATACATATTTCATGGACTGTCGCCCCGCATTCTTTGGCGAGGCTAACGGTGTCGTCAGTACTCCCCGTATCCGCGATGAGGATCATGTCCGCATCTTTGGCAGATTCGCAGAAACGCTCCACGAACTGGGCTTCATTCTTGCTGATTGCATATACGCATATTTTCATCTCTGTCTCCCTCAGAAGATGCCAAAAAACGCACCGCCCGGCGCATTTTGAAATATCCAGCCGGTGTTGTTTCCGCCATTAGTGGAGTTTACGCCAGCATACCATACCGCTCCACCTGTGGCTGTTGAGCGCGATATAGATAGATAATTTACGCTAACAATTCCGCCAATTTTTGACAACGTATGACTGGCGGCAGTTGCGCTGGCTATGGTGACAAGACTGCCCGATATACCACTCACTAGCCAATTTGAAATGGTCTGCGTCGTGCCAGCCGTGAAGGTGTAGGTAATTGGCTGAACCGCATTGGTGATCGTTGTGATGGTGTTGTTACCGGTTATGGCCACGTTTCCAGACGTAGTGGTGACTGTGTCGATAGTGTTGTTGCCACTTATCGTAAGCGCGCCAGCACCATCATTTGAAAGTGTGCAGTTGTAGGTTGAACCGCCGCCAACAAATGTCTTTGCGGTAGCAGCCGTCATGCTGATCTTGCCGGTTCCTGTTCCGGCAGTTGTCGTAAACCCCGATGGGACAGCGTTGTTAAACGCAGTAGTCGTGGCGTTGGTGATGGCCAACGTACCTGCGTTGAAGGTAATGTTCTTCGTTCCCGTCGCAGTTACGAATGTTGATGCAGTAAGAGTGAAGCCACCGAGGTTAAGCGTTCCATCGCTTATCGTGTACGCACCTGTTGCGTTATTTGTCCCTTGCGTCAGGGTGCCGCTTGTATGTGTGAAGGCAAGAGCGGTTGAAAGGTTCTTCAGTGTCACCGTGCCAGTGGAAGAAAAAGTGGTCGCACTGGCGCTGGAAATGGTTTTTGAATTTGCGTCAAACGTGCCATTTGCGAGCGTAAGTGTCCGTGCGGTAGCCCCAGTTTCCAAGGCGAGCGCATCCGCAAGCGTAAGCGTTCCGCCAGTTTTGTCCATCGTGACGGAAGCGCAAAAAGCTTTCCCGTTCGATGTTATCGTTTGGTCTGACCCGCCGGAAAAAACAAATGTACCGTTGAGAGCAAGTGAAGTGATGGACCCCGCTGTTGGAAAAGTGAGGTCACCGTAAATTGTCGGAGAGGCGTTACTATGCGAAGCGATAGGTCCACCAAAGCCTACGAAGCTCACATTTTTATAGGTTCCCGAACTGGCGAAAAGGCCGCAATTAAAGGTCCCGCCATTCATGCTAAATGAAATAGCTTGAGACTCCGGCAAATTACCAACATAAAAATTTCTTAAGCCAGTAGTACCAAGAGCATTTGCACATGTGACCAAGGTTGTCCCGGTCGTAAACATATTAGTTGTTGTTGAGGTGTCCCATACCGTTACAGGGGTGGTCGCCGATTGGCCTAAAAGAATAATTTTACCTGTTGACCCAAACGCAATTCCCCTCACATTCGAATTACTCGAATTAAAATTAGGGGTTGAAAGTTGCTTGTTGTTAAGATCAAGCGTTCCAGATGTAAGGTAGACATTGTCCGTGTATGTTGAATCAGACGTCAAAAAATTGTCTTGGAGTTGATAAGTAGCAGAGCCATTAAAATTGACATATGACTGAACGTTCGCGCCATTTGTAGTTATTCTCTGCGTCCCGCTAGTGCCAGAGAAATTGAGGGCGGTATTCCTTGCCATAACCGTCGCAGCAACAATATTAAAATCTCCATAGACGTTTACGCTCGCTCCAGAACTACTGCTAAAAGTAACGGTTCCTGCTGAAATAGTGAAATTGGCACACTGAATCGCACTAGTTGAAATGCTGACTGTATATGTCGCAACCCTGTCAAAAATTGCGTTGTCAGCGGATGTTGGCACCGACGCGCCGCTCGCGCCGCCAGAGGTAGTAGACCAACTAGAGGTGCTGTTCCAGCCTGCGTTCCCGGCGACCCAATAACGATCAGCCATGGGGTCACTCCTGCGGAGGAGCCATGACGATGGCGATCCAGTTGTCGTATCGAGCCTGCTTCATGGCTGCAATTTCATCAGCCGTCAGAGCCTCGTAGTCAGCCGGACTCATCACCAGCGCATCCCTGAGAATGTGCGGGTCAGTGCCCATCTCAAACTCGTCAGCGATGCGTCCGTCTTTCAGTTGAACAATAGCCATGAGTCTCCCCTCTTAGGCTTCTTGCGAGATTGCCAGAATATCCCAACGGCTGGCGTTGGCATTGTAGATCATGCCGAAATATGTCGTTTTGCTGGCAACAAGTGTGTAGGTGAAGTTGCTGCCGCTTATAGTTAATGCCGCTCCAGTTGGCCTGTATCCATTGCTGACACCGCCCGTAAAGGTGATGACATATGAGCTTCCGTTATTTAAAATGCGAAGGATGAACTTCTGCCCATCTGTAGGCGTTCCCGCATCTGCGCTGATTGTCAGCGCATTGGCGAGGGCCGTGAAGGCGTACTCATCTACCGTATCGGTATTGAGCGCGAACGGAGAGGCGGTCGTCGTCGCAACTGTGATGCGAGGCGACACGCGCTTGTTCGTGAGCGTCTGCGTATCTGTTGTGCCAACAAGCGCGCCAGAGGGAGCCGTCAGAGACGTTCCCCATGCAGAGCCAGTTGAAACCGCAACACCCGCCGCAGGATAGGTCGTTGGCCCTGTAGGTCCAGTTGGCCCAGTGGGCCCGGTAGGCCCAACAGATCCCGTTCCACCTGGGCCAGTAGGGCCTGTAGGGCCGCCAACTCCGGTGTTGCCAGTCGGGCCAGTGGGGCCAGTCGGACCATCAACTCCGGTGCTACCAGTCGGGCCAGTGGGGCCAGTCGGACCATCAACTCCGGTGCTACCAGTTGGGCCTGTAGGGCCTGTCGGCCCACCGACGCCAGTGCTACCAGTTGGGCCTGTAGGGCCTGTCGGCCCACCGACGCCAGTGCTACCAGTTGGGCCTGTAGGGCCTGTCGGCCCCGTAGGCCCGGTGGGGCCGGTCGGGCCTGCGACATTGTAGGCAATCGTGGTGACTAGGTGTGATTGCGTTCCGTCGCGCATATACAAGGATGCGACAGGCGTGCCAGTCTGAGATTGCACATAAACATTGAGAAGCAGGCGGCTGCTTGTAGATGCCAATGTCGCTGTTGGCACATAAAGATCATATTCTTTCAATGCGATAGGAAGAGACGTGACCGGGGTTCCTGTCGTGTAATCTCCAGTGGCAAGCGTTTGCAGAACGGTTGTCCCGTCAGAGGCTACCTCCTGAATCTCAGTCCAAAATCTCAAAGTAGTGCTGCTGCCAGACATCCATGCACTAAGAGTCCACAAGCCGCCAATGAACGATGTATTATTGGGCACACCTATGGGGGTTACAAACGACCCCAACAAGCGACCAACACCCGTGGTGGTGGATCTGGAAAGGATTGTCTGTGCGCCAGTATTAGGAACCAAAAGAAGGTCGTAGGCTTGCGGGCCAGTTGCTGTTGCACCATCCAGAAACAAAATTAACCCAGTGGAATTACCGGGGGAACCAGTCGGGCCTGTGGGGCCAGTGGGGCCAGTCACTGACAACCCGGAAGTGCCCGTAGGGCCAGTTGGGCCTGTCGGGCCAGTGGGACCAGGGACTGTTGAATTTGCCCCAGTTGGACCTGTAGGGCCAGCAACGGTCGAAGCTTCCCCAGTTGGTCCAGTCGGGCCAGTGGGGCCCGTCACTCCCTGCGAACCAGTTGGTCCAGTCGGGCCGGTAGGGCCATTTATGCCAGCAGTTCCTGTGGGGCCGGTGGGGCCAGTGGGGCCCGTCACTCCCTGCGAACCAGTTGGTCCAGTCGGGCCGGTAGGGCCGGTAGGGCCATTTATGCCAGCAGTTCCTGTAGGGCCGGTGGGGCCAGTAGGCCCATTTACCCCAGAGTCGCCAGTAGGCCCAGTTGGCCCCGTCGGCCCAGGAACATTTGATGCGGCGCCTGTCGGCCCAGTTGGACCAGTTGGGCCATTAGTGCCCGCAACACCCGTTGGGCCCGTAGGTCCGGTCGGGCCAGTTGTGCCAAAGCCAGTTGGTCCTGTTGGTCCAGTTGGGCCAGGGGCAGTTGAAGCCGGCCCTGTTGCACCAGTCGGCCCAGTAGGTCCAGTGGGGCCGGGCACGGTAGACGCCGCTCCCGTGGCGCCCGTGGGCCCGGTAATCCCCTGAACGCCCGTAGGGCCCGTGGGCCCCGTCGGCCCGTAAGGGCCAGCATTCCCCTGCGGCCCAGTAGGCCCCGTAGGACCAGTCGGCCCGGTCACGCCAGTGGGGCCAATCTCGCCTGTATTACCCTTTGAGCCGGTCGGCCCGGTAGGACCAGTTGGCCCTGTAGGTCCGGTGGGGCCTGTGACAGAATTACCCTGCTGGCCAGTAGGGCCAGTTGGACCTGTAGGCCCTGGAACGATTGACGCAGCACCAGTCGGACCTGTAGGCCCAGTCGGGCCCGTAGGGCCTATGACGCCGAGGAACTGAGCAAGGGTCGCCCGCTTGGTTATCCCACCCTGAACAACAATGGTTGTATCAGAAGCCTGCGGGTTTTCCGCCAAAGGCAACTGCGTGATCTTGGTCGGGATGAGATTTGTAGGAACGCGCGGATTGTTCGTCATGGCACCAAATACCCATCGCCTTCTTCGCCGATGATGAACAAGTCATCGTCCTGCGAAATTGTGCCCAGCATATTCAGCGCGATATTAGTATCTGGGCGCGGGTGAAACAAGCTGATCCGCTCAGGTTGGCGGGCAGCCAGCCGGTATGGATCAAACTGGTCCTTGTCTGCATCGCAAACATACAGGCCGGGATAGTTAGGGTCCGAAGAAAGATCCTCAAGCGACATCTTCCGGGAACACCGGGCGCAGATCCCGATGCCGAAAGTTGATCTTCCGCGAGGGTCTAAGAATGTACTCATCTTGTGTAGGGCGAGATGTTAGGGGCGAAGTAGATGGGGGAATTGTCGCGCTCTTCATCCTGCGCGATCTTCAACGCCTCATCCGCCGTAGCCTTGATTGGGCTGATCAACTGCAAGTTGAAGTCGGGCAATTCCATCGCCAACCTCCATGCCAACTGCCAGACGATTGTCTCGTACCAGCGTTGAGGGATGTCCAGCTCATCGGTGAGCGTTCCAACGTCCATGATGTAGCGCTGCCGCCAGATCGTAAGCTGCCCGAACATGCTGGTGGTGTCAGTCACCGGCCAGATCCGCATCACGGGGTAGTCGCGCTGCCGGTCGAACCAATACTGAAGCGGCCTGCCAGCAAACACCTTGTTCGGGAGGTTCGTCCAGTCGTCGCGGTTCATGCGGGCCAGCGGGATCTCGGTGGGATTGTTGGCGGCATAGAACTCGATGACATCAAGCGTATTGCCGCCAGTCTCCCTCATGCGGAAGTAATTGACCGGCTGAGTGCCGTCGATGTCGTACCACTGCCACTTGCCAGCAGTGTACACGGTTGCCCCGGGAGACAGGCTTGAGGTCCACGTCAGGCCATCATTCGACCATTCAAACTCAATGTTGAACGTGCCTGTGGTCGCCATCATAACGCCGACAGTCGTCACTTGGACGGCTGATTGGGGGTCTAGGGGGTCGCCGTTGTAGATGATTGTTATATTGCCATTCGTCCCTGTTTGGGCGCATGACGTGTCAAGGTCGCCGTCAAAAGCGTAGGTTGGATCACCGCCGGGGCTGGACGACTGCGTGATTCCATTTTGGCGTGAAAGCCAGCGATAGTTGGCATTCAGGATGTCCATCGTACCTTTGGGTGGCACAATAGCTGCCTGACCGAGATAGAGCGGGAGGATCTCTTTCTCGATGCACCAAAGAGGGACACCCTGACTGCCAAGCGACGACAACAGCAAATAGAGGTCATCTTTTGCCATGTCGATCAGCTCAGACGTAATCTGCTGAGGCTGCATGCGGCAGCGCCGGAAGGCGTGATCAATCACCTTCCGGGTTTGGAATACGGTTGTCGAGACTGTGCCTGAAACGGCCATTTAGCACCCGACCTTTCCGCCCTTCTTCATCATGCTAGGAGCATTCTCAGGCATAGCCTGAGACGCCTTGCGAGCCATGGCGGCGCGAATGGCGCCCACATTAGGGCCACCAGGGCGAGGAGCGTTGACGCCGATTCGAGCTCCACCAGGAGCAGCGGCCTGCTGCGGGATCATGGGGCCACGAGGAGCGACAGGAACGCCCTTGGGGCGACCCATCATCTGAAGCGGGCTGGCGACTGTAGGAGGCGCAATGCCACCGTCAGCATAGCCAGTCTTCTTCTGGCCCTTCAGAGAAGCTTCAATGGCGTTTGACTTCGCCATCTGAACCTTCTGAGCCATACCACCGTCGGCCTTCTTGAGGGCGCCGGGCTTGACCATGCTCTTGATCATGGCCTTATCCTGCGCAGCATCTTCATGAGCCATGCCGCCCTTGGCCTTCTTGGCCTTGCCAGCCTCGCTCAGAGCGATGGCGACAGCCTGCTTGGGGTTCGTGACCTTTGGGCCCTTCTTGGAGCCGGAATGGAGCTCGCCAGCGCCAAATTCGTGCATGACCTTGGCGACCTTGCCGCCCTTCTTGTAGCCACGCTCAGCTCGAGCCATCTGATCGGCATCATAGTTGGCGCCAGGAGGCACGTCGTTCATACGAGTGTCCTGAGCGTTCTGCTGGGCCTGCTGCTGCATCATGGCGCGACGCTTGGCGGCCTGAAGCATAAGCAACTTTTGACGCATTTGAGGAGAGAGGGCTCCAGCCTGAGCACCTTCAACAGCACCCTTGCCAACTTCGCTAGGCGCCTGCTCTATATTATTGATGTCATAAGGGCCAGTGACACCGCCGCCGTCAGCATATTTTTTCTTCACATGTCCGCCCTTGGCGTACATCTGGCCAGTCACCTTGCTCGGCGTGCTCTTTGAATAGCCAGCAGCAGACGGAAACTCAAATTCTTTCACATAGCGAACGCCCATGTCATTTCTCCTTGCGCCGTGCGACGGCGGCATTATCGACGAGATTCGGATAAGGTCTACCAGCAGAAGCAGCGCGAGCCTTGGCCTGTGACTTCTCCTTTGAAGTCAGTTTTGAGGAGGCGCCTTCAGGAGCCTTCTTTTCCCAGAAAGGTTTGGGGCTCTTAGCCATCAGTTGCAGTCCCATTTCCGAAGTGACTTATTGATGCGGCTGTTCGGATCTCGGGCTGTTTCGGCGGACGTCAGTTTCGCCTTCATGCCCTTCATCCGGCTACAGAATGAATCCCGCCTGCCAGCAGCAGCCGGGCTTTTCTTCGCCTCAGAAGCGCTCACAGGACGCTTGATGTCATGGCCTTGAGCACGAAGGGACGCTCGCCCCTTCTCGTTCAACCCGCCTTCAGGGTTCTTCCCTTCAGCGCGCGTCCAAGCTCCCCCAGTCTTGTAGACCGGGGTGGAACCGCCCTTGGCCATACAAAAGCGCCCCATGTGTCACCCATAGGTTTTGATGCACTCGAGTACAATCGAGTAGAAATCACCAGACGAAGCGTCTGTGGTGGTGAACGCGATGTTCCCGGTTATCGTCGGTGCAGCATTGTTGGTAAGACCGCCAAACTCCGAGAAATCCATGAAATAGTTCGTGTTCTGCGGGATCCCCCACGCGAACAAGTCTGTTGTGGCATCCCAGAGGATCCTGACCTCCATGCCATGCGTTGTCGCCCAAATCTTATTGATCTTGACGCCAGTGCAAGCGACGCCAAAAGCGTTTGGAGCAAGGTTGGCCACAATCACTTTATTGACCGCAGTCTCGCCCGTACCATCCGAGATGTTCGTGAACTTCTGAATCACAAGCCGCTGGCCATCGAGCAGCGTCTGTGTTGCAACTGTATCGACCATGAGTCCCTCCTAAAGGAAAGTGAGGGGGCGCAAGGCCCCCTGCTTTATTAGGCGGGGGTGACGCCGATAGCGCCAACCTGCGTTGCGTCAGGACCAGCCGCAATCGCGGTAAGGCCGATGGCAATCACAAGGCGGCGAGTGCCGTTAGAGGCAGTGGAAGCAGGCAGGAACGTGCCACGAACGTCGCCGGTTGAAGACGTTGCGGTAGCCGTATCAGCCGCCGTGAACGTGCCAGCATTGTCGGCAACAGCGCCAGCCCAGCCGGTGCGCAGCAGGTAGCCAGCGTCCGTGACCTTGTAGGGAAGGCCAAAGCTGTCACCCATACCAACCGACAGATTGCCAACAAAAACCCCAGAAACGGCCACGCGAGTGATCGTCTTGAAGGTTTTCGTGCTGTTCACGGTGGTGGTGCCGTTGATCGTGAGCAGCGCGGTTTGCGCCTGCCCCCAGATGTCCGTGCCGGTGACGGTCACAGTTTGAGCGGTGTCGCTGGCGCTGGACGAAATGATAGAGACGTTGCGGGCGCAGTTGAAGGTCGCCACGCCGCTCGTGGCGCTGGTGCCGTTGATGGCGGCGTTGCCAGCAGCCCCAACAGCCTGCGCAGCGCAGACGGCAGTAGCGGAAATGGTGGCGGGAACGATGTCATAGATATAGACGCGACCCAGAGGGCCTACACCTTCGTACACCTGACCGGGGCCACCCCAGCCCTGAGACTGCGGGCCGGGAGCGCCGCCAAGCCAGAGGTCGTCACTATATGCGGGCATTGGTCTTCTCCATGAAAAGCTTGACCGGATTTCGGTAGGGGTATTTTCGCATAAAAAGAAGGGGCGGTCCAGCCGCCCCTTCCTGAGTATTAGACGCCGGGCGTCCCGAAGACGCCACGAGGATCGGTCCAGCCGATGTCGTAACGCTCAGTGGACTTGAAGCGCATGGAGTCGGTTTCAAAGTCGCCTTCCATGCTCTTCTCGAGCGGACGACGCATCATGAGCTTCAGACCCTCGGGGGCATCCGTCTCGACCCACCAGGCGGTGGTCGAGGTCAGACGGGACAGGTTAGCCTGACCGCCAGACAGAAGGCCCATGGACTTCACGGGGTTGATGTCGTTGTTGCCCGTGCCGGTGCGGAGGACGCTCTTCAGGAGCACCTCAGCCTGGAACACGTTGGACGGCGACACAACCAGCTTGGTCGGGTTCAGACGGATGCGCTTGCCGTTGTTGTCAACAGCGTTGCGGACCTGAATGAGGATCTGCTCGAGCGAGGTCTGCGACAGCGCGGCGGCGGTCGCAAGCTGGTTCGAGAAGGTGCCGTTGATGATGGGGTGGTCGGTGGCCACGAGAGCCTTACCGTCGCCGCCAGCATAGGCGCCATTGAACGCGCGGTTAAGCACGTTCGCAGCCAGCGTCTCCTTCGTCTCGACCAGAGACTGGGCGAGATGCTTGGCGTAGGTCTGACCGATACGGATGTGATCACCGTCCTCGACGAGAACCTTCGTCAACGCGAAGGCAAGGCCATAGACCTTGTACTGGTAGCGCTTGATGAAGAGCACACCACCGGACTGGTAGGTGACTGCCGTGCCATCGGGAAGCTCAGGAGCCGCACCGAAGCCGAACAGAACCGGCTCTTCGTGGTAGTTGCGGGGAATGCCACGCTCCTCGCGGAAGACCTGCTTCCACTCGTCGGCGCGCTGATCGTAAACGCCATCGAACGCCTCGTTGAGGATGGGTTCGACAATGGACCGGAAGTCCGTACTGCGCATTGGTGTTGCCATGACGGTAGCTCCCTATCAGAAGGCGTTGATCGTGGCGACGTACTGATGCTTGGAAATCTGCACCTGCACGACTGTATAAGCATCGCCAGAGGCATTATCAATGCCGTTAGCAATACCGACGACTCGCATCTGAGCATTACCAGAAGTGGTCTGGGTGCTGACGCCGAGGGTGGCAATCGAATAGCCCAGACCGTTGCTGGAAGCAGCGGCGCTGAAGTTATACTGGTTGCCAACATTGGTCTGCGAGAGAGAACCATCAGCCTGAATCTCGTAAACGAGATAAGGGTCCATGGTGTAATAGGCGATGATCTCAGTCGCAGCGGTGCCAGAAGGCCAGCTCGGGGAGATCACAGGACGCTGGGCGCCCGTGGGGAGATACTGACAACCGGCGAAGAGGCCGATGAAAGCGTCGCCAGCAGCGGCGGCCTGAAGCGTGCCGTCGGTGCCCATCTTGACAGGCTGGCCCGTGTAGAGGTCAGCGGCATAAGTAGACAGGATTGTGCCCTGCATTTCACGAATGATCCCGGACGGGCTATAAGCCGCACGGAGACCGAAGGGAGCATTGGTCGAAGACATCTTCGATTCCTTTTGCTAGGTGAGGGTTACCCGAACTGAGGTGCGGGCGGCGCTTCACGCAAGCTGGACATACCGTCTTCCTCGATGAGCCGCGACTTGCTGCTACGAGCCTGCGCCCCCATTGAATCCATGTCGGCGGCAACCTTTTCCTCTTCACGCAGTGGCGCGTCATGGTGCGCCTCTCTCATGATTCGGTAGTAGAGACGCTCAGGCAGCTTGGCTGCGATCATCTCGTTCACGCCGACAAGGCCAGCATATTCGCCGGTCTTCAGGGTAGCATATTCCCAACCAGGAACCTCTTCAGGCTTTACCGGCTCATATCCGAGACGGAAGCGTGCCTGAACAGAGTCGCGCGGATTGGTCGTAGTCAGCCAGCACACATGATATCCGGGGATCTCAGGCAAGTCTGGCAATGCGCTTTGATAAAACGAATCGCGAAACATCTGAATGCGGTCATCGTCGGAGAGCTCTCGGTTCTCTGTGACTGCGCGATCATCCATCGCGCGGCTACGACGTGCCGGATCCTGTACTTTCTTGAGACGTTCATCGTTACCAAGGTTCATAGCTCGCTCCTTCAGCGCGCAGATTTTAATTCACGATCCGTTTCCTGGTAGCGCTTCAACATGCGCTGCCGAAGGACGGGATCATCCCAGTACCCAGCATCCTTCATCGCTTGAACGCGCTCAGGGCTGAGATATACCTTTCGCGAACCTGGAGAACTTATTTCTCTCGATCCGCTCACAGGAGGGCCACGCCTTCCTGACCTTTCGGGAGGATTATAGTCCGAATCCTCATCATCTGCAAATCGATGGGGAAGGCGGTCGGAAATGCGCCGGTCAAGCTCCTTCCAATAGCGCCGTGTGGATGGATCGAAACCTTCAGCAATCAACCCAGCGTCGATTGCCTTCGCCGCAGCGGAGTCAGGATCATTGCTGTTCGCATTGAACCAGCGGTTCTTCTCGGCCCACTCTTCAGCGCGCTCCTTCACCACCGAATTTTGAGCCGGAGCAGTGTTAGAGAACTGATTTTTCATGCGATTTAGCTCAGTCGCCTGAGCCATCGCCTGATCCCTTTGCCTCAAAAGCTCTGGAACGCGGTTTCCGTCGCCGACTTCAATGGCTTTCGCCAGAGCCTGTTCGGCTGCACGGACACTATTAAGGGCAGAATTGTAATTCTGATCCAAAGAACCCTTCTGGGCGGCCAGAGCGTGGTTCTCGACGGCCTCAAGGCGCTGCTGGAGAGCTTTATTCTGCTCCATCAGCCACTGAAGCTCTTCCTTGCTCTTGTCGCGGGCAAATCTCTGGGTCTCACGACGCCTCTTGCGCTCATTTCGGCGAGCTTCTCGCTTTTCCTGCTCTTCTTCGTTGCGAGATTCGGAAAGTCGCTCGTCTTCGGCGTCATTTTCATCGTGATCGTCCGCCTCTTCAGGCACTTCAACGACCTCAAGGTGTTCGTCTTCCTGCATTTCTGCCTTTTCAGTGCTGTTCATGGTTCAGCCTCCTATGCGCCAAGGAAAAATGGCATGACAAGGGGATCGGGGACGCGAGTAAGGATGTTCAGGTCATCGAAGATGGCGAACTGAACCCTATCAACCTTGCCGTACTTGGCGTGATGAAGCGGCTTGGGGAGATTTACCTCAAACCTATCGCCGCCATATTTCGGCAACCAAACGAAATCACCCGGCTTGCACCAGGCTCCTTCTGTCCACTCTTCCATTGTATTGCGATTCTTGTAAGCGAGCGGCCCAATCGCGATCACTTTCGCCACTTGGGTGTTATCTCTCTGAATTTCCTGTGTTTTTTCAGGCACAAAGAGAAATGGGCTCAGCTTTTCCTTAACTCCACGGATCTGAACCAAGACCCTAGACCCGAAGGGCTCCATCCCGGCGCTGATTTCGGGGAAAAACCACTGCATATCATCCGTAAACTGCTCTAGCTCGGCGTTTTCTGCCATGCTCATCGTCTTCTCCTTCTGCCAAGGTCTCCTCTATGACCGCAATAGCGCGACCCAGACCGGCGTATCTTCCAGCCCGGCGCCCGTACTCAAAAGATGAGCCGTCGCCAGGCTGCTCCATGGTTTCATGGGCCACTCGACTTTGTTCCTCAAGTAGCCTCTTGATGATGATTTCCAGCATATAGTCTCCCAGTCAAGGACTATTTCTTCGCATCAAAGGAAGAAAGTCCGCTTTTGGCGTGAGCATCGCTCTTTCCAGAGAGATTCTTGTGGATGCCGTATGACTTGTGGGGCGTGACCATGTCATTGGTCATGTTCTTGGACGCGCCTGATGGCTCGTTATTGACGGCCATGCCCATGGCGAGGCGCTTATGCTGGGGGAGAAGAGAGTTATCCATTTTACACTCCTGGATTTATACCATGGCCAGTGGAGAGATTAGAGCGCCCACCATGTTCGGCCTCAAACACAGCAAGTTCTTTCGCGGTCATGTTGTCTTCGCGATTCATTTGCAGTCTGGCCTGAAGATCGGCCATCTTTTCCTGCATCTTGATCTGGTCAAGCTGTGTTTCACGGGAAACCTTCGCCTGCTCAAGCTGAAGCTTGCCCTCGTCAATCTTGGCTCTGGATTGATCGTACTGCGCCTTACGCTGCGTCTCAGCCATGAGAACCTGCGTCGGATCCTGCGGTTTGGGCGGCTGGAACTGTTGCAGGAACTTCTGAGCTTCCTGAAGAACGGGCGGAATACCTTGCAACGAGGCCTGAATCTCAGGCATGAACCGCTGCGAGGCCATCGCTAGGGTGCGATCCACCTCAGCCGACACGTCCTTGTCCTTACCCTCAAGAAACTTCTCCAAGGGCACGCCGACAGCATTGCTGGTCTGCTCGTACATGTAGAGCGAATACCAGTAGACCATGTGCTCCTTGATGTGCTGGAGCACGCCTGGGATGTAGACAGGGCCGATCAACTGGCTCATGCCGAAGATCGGGCTCTTCAGGAAGTCCAGATGGACCTGAAGGTGCGCCAGATGATCCTGCATCGGGAAGGCGGCGACAGGACGCCCAAGCGTCAGCGCAAGGTTCTCGTTCACCGCGTTGAGCTCAATGGGCTCGGGCTTCTGAGCCAACAGAGACTTGTAGTCGGGGATCTTCATGCTCTCAAGAAAGCGCTCTTCAACGGCGCGAGGATCATAGAGAGTAGGAGCGGCGGCTGCGCGCTGGACCAAAGCCTGAGCCTGAGCGGCGCGTTGCACATCTGAGAAGATGTTGGGATCGGACACAGGAACGACGTCGAGCGGGCCCTGAAAGTCCTTGGCCTTGCACATTTCCTCGCCGGTTACGCGCTCAATATATTCGTCGTCGATGTGCTTGGAGTTCAGTCGGTGTAGAACCTTGAGCGTGATGCTCATGGCATAATGCAAGCGGGCATGGATCGCCGAGAACACCGTCATGCCCTGTTCAATCATGGCGAGCGTGGTGCCGACCGGCACGTTCGGGTTCTGATCCTGAAGCTTGTCATAGGTCGTGCGGACGACGCCTCGAGCCGCCTCAGTGACAAATCCCAGAAGCTGGAACAGGACT